CCACTAAAGCTATAAATCCTTCCGGTACGCATTGTGGTAACTGCAGGAGTGCCGAAAGATATTGCGTCGCTATCTTCATCACCAATAGCTATTTTTCCAAATATCCAATGCTTATAAAGGTTTGCCCCCATCACATACCCATCGGTTGTTAAGAGAGTCCAGTCTGCGGGGGTTGATGGGGTAGTCGCCACGCCCTCATAAGCTACATGGGCAATTAAAACATCCCCAGCGTCAACCGTCGCTGGACAAGTTGGGTTTAAGTCTCCACTACTCGCTTCAGTAGTTACACCATTCCCCTCACCTTTATATGCGACGGCCATTTATACACGCAAACACGGACTTAGTTAAAGCCCGTGTCTGTCTCTCCTTTCGTTATTCTTTACCATTGGTTAAGGTCGGAGTTATTGGAAGTTAAGTATTTTAAGAAGTTCGTCGTAGTTTATTTCTTCCTTACATCTAGGACACTTTACTTTAAAATCTTTACTTCTAACTCCATCTAAATGTCTCGTTGTCCAGAGTTCTAGATTTTCAATTCTATTATCGGATTTATTACCATTTATATGGTGTATTTTTTCCCAAGGTAGTAAATATCTACCTAGTTCCTTCTCCATTACTAAACGGTGCTCAAAAACATATTTACCACCGACAGCGTTCGGATGTGTTGGAACGTGCACTTTTCTATATCCTTTAAAGTTGATTTTTCCACCACTCCAGTTGTAATGTTTGTATCCTTTTATCCCATATCTTTCGGGATTGTATTTTCCCGCACATTTTTTGGAACAAAAGTTACCAAACAAACCCTGACTCATTCGAGAGGGAACAACTGTATATTTTTTACTACAATATTTACATTCCCTCTCTACGAGCCGAGTGTGCCATCCGGTTACTCTATTAACGAGCCACCATTGTCCAAAGGAATCTTTTTCTTTTATATACTTTGTCATTTGGTCATATTATATACTTAATTATAACCTAGTGCAAGTATACCAACCTAATTCAAATTTATGATCCCCTCTGAGTTCCAACTCACGGTAAATGTTCCACTTGAACTTACTTGGTATGAACCAAAATCAAAGTAACAAATCAAAGCCGATGCGGCTGTTGTGTCGTATAGAACTGCTCCATACGCTGAAAGTGAAGACGAAGCCCATATAACATCTGCTCCATCCCACACACCCTCGTCTCCTCCGTTATCTTGTGAGACTGAGAGTCCTGACAATGCTCTTCCACCTGCTGTATAACCTGTTCCGGTTATTTGGCCTGAAACATCTGAGATCTTTTTGTGAGTATCAATGTTTGGTGTGTAGGCTTGATAGACCAACATCACTTTAACTGAATCATTATCGAGATCCATGTCTCCGTTCATTATCTGCTTCTTAAAACTGTTGTAAATTGCGTTTGCCATCTAAAATCACATCCTTCCTTGAACACCCATCTTTATTGCATCCAGGCGTATAGTAATATTCTTTTGTAAATCTTTACACATTTTATGTACTAATTTCTGCTCATCCTCTACCCAAATAAATATATTGTCTTTAACTTTTCCCTGACACATAGAACAAGTCGGTTTTCTCATGAGTAAGTCAAGGCTGTCAGATCAGTTGCTACGTTGTCGAAATTACTGTCCCCATTCGCAAAAGTAATTACCGTTCCTGTCGTTTCGTCAATCTTTTTAACTTGCCACTTAGCCGTTGCCTGAGGTGTACCTGGTGCGGCTATGGCTAGGTAAGTAACCGATCCCACAACTGTAATCTTTACAGCTACAGCATCAGCTTGATTGCGTGTTAGATTCACTCCGTCATATCCTAGAGGTTCTGCTGTAGGAACCTTAAAAGTATCATCAAATCCCCAATTCTGCATCGCTTGGGGTGTGTATCTGGTTTTAGAGAACGTTGTCATGTTTTCGTGTTTCTAAACTTTTTAGGTATTTAACAAATTCCGATAGCTTAATTATTCTTTGGGCTTGTGATTCTATCTTGTCGATACCTGCAAACTTCTCCAAGTTCTTTAGTTTTTCTTTGGCTTGCTTAATTGTGTCTCCCATTTCCCCGCTTTTAACTAATCCTTTAAGATAGTCTTCAATAACTTGTACATCCTCAACCATATCTGCCTCATCCCATGTCAACTTAATGTCTAAATAGTCCGCAGTGAAGGGGAGTTTATTTTCTTGCTCATACATAGTGAAAAGTGGGTCAACCAATGGGGTTGTATTAACCTCAGGCTTGGGGGTTACCTTGTTTTCAGCCACAACGGGTTCAGGTTCCGGTGCTGACCTAAATGTTGTCGATGTATCATTCATTTTTATACTTACTATGCTTATTTACATAATCGTTGATGTCTAAAACATTTCCTGTTCGTCCTGCTTTCATTTCTCTAACTAAAGACTTTCTCATAGATCTAATGGCCGAGGTTTCGTTGACTATTTTCTTTAGACTCTCTTTAGCCAACTTTCGATAGTGTTCGGGCGTAAGAGGGTCGTCTATTGTTCTTTCTAACTCCATCACATCCTCCACCCTGTCCTCCGGCACTCCATACCTGTCTTTGGTTACAATATACCTAATTTCTCTTAATCTTTTCTCTGCAACCAACTTTTCCTCCTCTAATTTGTTAGAGTCTTTAAGTATGGCTACTAATTTAGTTACTTCTAGTCCGTAGTTCACTTTTTCTTTTTAACCTCCTTCTCAACTGGCTCTACTAAGGCTTCAAGTTTTTCCCACTCTGCTGACTCCGCTCCGGTCTTCATTTCTATCTTCCTTAGTTCTTCTAATCTTTCAATTTGTACTGCTGTCATCATATTTATCACCTCTTTCCTGTTTGTTTTGAGTGGAAACCAAGAGCAGTTGCCACTCATACAAACACTTAAGCCGACCTAAAGCTGTAGCCCCAAGTCGAGTTAAGAACCTTTGCTACATACGAACCAGCCCATGCAATATCAACCCACCTTCCGGTGACGTTGTTAGAGTCGGGGCCAGAAACGATATATAACTTTGGTTGATCCCCTTCTAAATCATAAGCACCGAATGAATCGGCACCATGAATGAAGTTGTAGTAGGTCGTAACGGTTGAGGATGAGCCTGTTCCAACTGCCGACATTTTGTTTGTCGAGAGCAAGAATCTAACTCCATGAACCTCTCCGATCTCACCATTGTACAAATCTTTCGGATCTGTGTACTGTCTGACTCCCAGCCATGTAGAGTCGGCCATAAGTCCTGTCTTAGACACCGGTTGCACTTTCCCGATGTAAAATCCATCTGGATAGCGTTGAGCCTTTGCTGATTCAAGATTCTGTACGACTGTTCTAACGTCTGTTAAGTCCAGTGTGTCTGATGTTTTGATAGATGACGCTTTTTTGCTATTCGCAAAGCCGGCTGTAAAGCCTGCCGATAGAGCGTTACCCGTGAGTCTGTCGATGGTTTCACCCATGTTTTGACCCAAAACCTCTATATTCTCTGCATTGTTTTTATCAATGCCCACTAAGGTCAAGAATTTAGAAATCTTCCCACGATTTCCGTACTCAGCGAGAGTACATGAAACTGCGGAACCTTCCATCAAAGACACTGCTGGGTTTGCACCTTCCGAAAGTGCTGTGGTCGCCAAACTCATTGGAGTCTTTCTGTTAAAGACAATGCTCTTTCCAGAGTTTTTCCCATGAGTAGACTTCTGCGCACCTTCTGACAATACTATGCTTGCCTTTGCTCTTTTGAGAAAGATCTTCTCATAATACGTCATCACTTCGGTTGATAAATCACCAGTTGTTCTGTTTAATGCTTCTGCCATTTTGTTTGTAATAATCTACGACTCTTTTGAGTTCCTCTAAATTATTACGATATATTCACCTCCTTCTACTAAAACATTCACCCTACACCTGTAAGGTAAAGCCAATCTCTTAACGGGGTTTCTCTTAATGATAGACCTCGCCAAGTTTCTTCTTCATCTCCTCGATGCTAAGCTCAGAAAACGGTTTCTCTTGTTCCTGAACCTGCGTAGGTCTCATGGCTTGCTGGGATACCTGTTTAGTTATCGTATCCGCTTGACCTTGCGCTTGTTTGTCTACAGCTTTTTTGTAGGGTTTCATCAGACTATCTACAAACTTCCTTACGGGAGCAGTAGGGTTAGACTGAATACTAGCTAGTGTTGCTTGAGAAACTGACTCGGATAAATCCTTGTCAAAGACCTCAGAATCCGGATCTAGTTCGGGGTATGCCTTTATGGCCTCAATGGCCTCGTTTTGCACACGGTGGATATTTTCTTGCTGAGCAAGTCGTATCTGCGTAAGTGCGTCGCTTCTTCGCAATACCTCCTCTAGAGTCAGTTCATCACCGGAGTCGGGGGTAGGTTGATAGGGTACGGGTTGTTGCGCCGTCATCCTTTTAACCTGTTCCGCCAACGACTCGGCTTTGGCCTCAGCTACTTCAGCTTTGGCTTCTGCTGTCTTTTTCTCATCAACTAGTTCCCTAATACGGGAACCGGCTGTTTTTCTACCTTCAACTTCGGGTGATACCTCAGGAGTAGCTTCTTCCGTCGATTCGGCTACAACTTCTTCACTCTTTGTTTCCGGTTGTAACTCCTCGGTACTTACCTTGGATTCTTCTGTAGCGGGCGATTCTACATCGATTTGACTTTCGTCAGCTTTTAACGCCTCATCTATATTTGGTTCTTGTTTCATTATTCTCACCCCATCTCTAGTAAGAACTCCTTGCACGATATGTCGGCAAGAGCTTACACAAAGCTCATAAAGAGCTTGGTGGTAGGTGTTATATAGACACCCACCGCCAAAACCTCTATGTCATCCCTAACTCTTTTCGAGTTTTAAGAACAGCTTGTCCGCCTTCTTCACCAACCATGATTTTGTCTTTGCCAATAAAGATTGCGTGTTCGAGATCACACGAACCGCAAATAAGATAATATCCAGACTGCCTCCATAGATGATTACCTTTAGGCTCAAACGAGTAATCTGGCCTGCTCCAGTCAGCTTCTTCGACAATCGGTTTAACTTCCCCTTTTTCATTGTTCTTCTGCTCGTCTTGCTGCATCGAATTTAGAGACAAAGTTGTTTAATACAAACTTTGCCAACTCTTTGACCATTGTCCTTTGTCCGAGTTCTTCCATACTCAACCCTTGAGACATCGCCTCACTCACTAATTGATCTAAATATTCTTCAAGCCTCACTTTGTACGCTTTACCTAGCTCCCACCCTTTAAAGTGTGTTATATATGCTAGGGCCGATTGATCTCCGGTTAGGCCTTTTTCTTCACCTATCTCTTCGACCTTAGATGTAAACTCTTGATAGAAATTTGGTTTTATTGCGCTTTTATCTTCCATTAATCATTCCTCCTTGCATTGGTTGACCTTGTGGCATCCCTTGAGGGGGCACACCCTGTGGTGGCAGTCCTTGAGGCATGGGTGGTTGTGCTGGCATACCATCCGGGCCTACAGGTGGAGGTTGTGGGGGAACTTGGTTTACACTCTGAGATGTCATGCCTTGAATAACCTGCATTAACTTTTCTCTGTCTTCGGCCATCTTTCCTTCTATGTCATCTTCTGTGTCTACAACGATCTTGTCCCAATCTTGAATGCCGGAAGCGCTTACGATCCTTGTTAGAGACTCTCCGAACATAAATTGTTTCTTTTCTTTCTTTAACTGAAGTAATAGTGGGCTTTCGGCCTCACCCGTTTGTGGATTGATCTGAATGCCGTTAGACATCAATCCAAATAGGCTAATAAGAGATTGGTTTTGTTTTTCTTTGTCGGCTGCGAAGGTTGAACCCTCAACAATCTCATAATCGTAGAGAGTAGAACCGAATTTGCTCTTGGGAATCTCCAACTTACCGCTCTTTTCATCAAACATTCCTTCAATTTCAGGATAGGTCTGCTTTAATTTGTCAATTTCGTCTCCAAACATCCTTACAGCTACCGATCCGGTCATCTTTTTACTTATCAAGTTCACAAACTTCTTCATTACAGAGGTCATAAACCTTTCTGTATAGAATCTATCTACCGTATCTCTGGCGTTTTCTCTTGAGGCTTGCATCTTTAGAGCCTGAGGAGTCTTACCGAAGCCTGGATCACTCTCTCTTGTGTTTGTAGTATCGGTTGTACCGAACATATTTAATAAGGAGGCGTTCATGGCTCCGTAAACTTGGTTGAACTCGGCTATTCCTTGAGGAGAGAGGTTAAGAGTTGAAGCTCCGTTCATGGCTTGGGGGCCTTTCATCAGCCATTTAGCAGCCGCAGCCCATTTAATTGAACTTTGATCGCTTACTGCGTCTTCGTTAATAAGTACCGGAGGGAAAATGGACACTTTAACTGCATCTAAGTAGAGGTTCCAAAGTGAGTTAATTCCATACTGCATGGGTTTACCTCTTTCAAAGTCACCCATCCCCATGAAGTCATCTAAGAGAGGGATAGAGTATTTGTTGACTATTGGAAGCTCTCCGTTCTCGTGGGGGTTGTCCTGATCTCTAAACTCCATGTCCGCATCCACACACCAGTCAATCCAACGGTCTTTCTCGTATAGTGAAATGACCTTAAACTTGCCGGAGTTTTTAGCCGCTTCTTCTTCGGGATAGTCGTGTTCCTCTCTGGCGCTCTTCTCGTCTTGATCTCTTTGCCCTCTACTACCGGCTTTGTCCTTGAGTGCCTTAATGATCTTATCAATATTCTTGTATCCTTTAGCCTTAGATAGTCCTTCAAAATAACTGAGTGGTTGCCAGCTTTTAACACCTATCTTGTCGCTATCCTCAACCGACACTCTTCCTACCTGAGGGAGGATGTTTCTCATCGAAATCAACCACATATCCGGCCCTGTGTATCCGTCGGGTCTTTTAGCTTGCCAATCTACCAATGCAAAAAAGTTTCCGTATATATTTGAGTAGAGGTTCATCATCCTGGCTTTAGTAAGGAAGTCGAATTGAGCGTTAGCGTTAGGAAGGACATATTTATCTAATATAAGGTTCATTAAAGCCTCACCACCCAAATCATTCTTACTAATGCCTTTAATTTTACCTGTAGGGAGTTGAGCCATGACTCTTGCGCTTCTATCTAGTGCTATTGTGGGGAGTTTGGGGTCAAACATCTGACTCTTGGTCTTGCCTGATATGTCATCCGACAAATACCCATGAAGAATGTTCTCGTATTCAGTCCATAGTGGCCTTTTAACACGGAGATAGTCCTCAGCCTTTTGCTCGAAATCTAATATGTCGTTTCTTAATTTTGACATGAAAAAAGGCCCCCTTTTCGGGAGCCCACGATACGTATGTCGTAAGACTAACTAAATAAAAATATCATTTGTTAGCACTTCTGTCAAATAACTGCTATTTTTTGTCCACAGAGTACCTTTTTCTCTTACTTAATACCAAATTAAGGGTCTTAGTTACCGGAAGACCTTTACTTATCAATATATTTCCACTAATCGTACCGTATTCAAGATCCTGAACTTGTTTGTCTATCGCACCGAATAATTTAACTATTTCATCTCCTTTCATGGGTTATTATGGTTAGTTCTTGATACATGAATGATTCCAGTTGAACGTAATCCACTATATGCTTTCCATCTACTCTAATAACAAATGAATATAGTCCATCTTTCTTGTCCAGCATATCTCTAGCCATGTCGAGATAGACTTGTGTGTTGTGAGAACTTATTTCTTGTTTTACAGCCTCCATGTTTTGTCTAAATACTCCTTTTTGAACTTCTCCATGTCTGTAAAAAAGTTTGGTCTCTTGTCTCCGCCTTTTGAGTCGTGAACCATGACTATCGGCACTGTGAGTAGCTTGTAGCCCTTCTTAATGAATTCTAACGATATGATGTGGTCGTAGAAGTCCCAGGTGGCGTAATCTTTGTCCGGTATCCCCACATCCTCTAATATCTTCTTTGTGGTTATCAAACACACTCCGTCTAAACTAACTACCTCACTAAATGGCCCGAATACACTTAATTCATTCCCCTTCTCTCCTTTGTGGAAGATCTGTCCTGATAATATGTGTCCTAAATATCTCTCTTGAGAAAACCACCAAGGTTGGTCTTTGTGTAGAACTGTCGTGCCGGCAGTCCCTATCATTCCCACTTTACCTTTTAAGTATTTAGCGGGGTCGGGAAATCCTATGAATTGAGTATCCTGGTGAGTAAAACATATATATTCTCCTTTAGCTTTAGCCACTCCTTTACGCCAAGCATCGAAGAATGAAGTGGCACCATATATCGGAATTAACTCAAACGGCATTCCTAGAGCCTCTAGTGAAGCCTTTAGTCTCTCAACTTGTTTTTTATCGGTTGTAGGGGTAATGAATGAAATCATATTGTGGCTAATGGTATAGACTCGTCTTGTAAGTGAACTTCGTCATCGTAAGGCTTTAGACTCTCCATGGCATATCTGCCAGCATCAAGTAAATTATTATACATATCTATTGGGGTGTTAATTGTTTCTCCGGTCTTCTTGTCGATCCTCCAAGCATAATTCTCTTGCTCTTCTTTAAGGTGGATGCTTCTTTTAGTATAATAAACTGTCTGTGCTTGAACATATTGTATGCCCTGATTAACTGATCCTGGCCCCTTTTGAGACGGCACAAGACTTACACCATAACTAATTAGTTCATCATTACTCTTAGGTTCTGCACTGTCTGGAACTAACAAAACGTCTTCTCTCATTTTAATAACGTCTGATATGTCTTTGTTACTCATACCTTTACGGTAACAAACTTCGTCCCAAATAAAGGAATTGTTCCAACTGTAAACATCCACTATTCCTGTGGGGTCATTTGAATAACCATAATCAAGCCCCCTGCGTCTAAGCCTGGCTTCGGGGGGTACATCATCTATTTCGATGAAATTATAAATCCTTCCAAGTACCGTTTCAGGAACGTAGCCTTTAATCATGTTGTAGTAATGTTCCGGCTTGGTCTCTTTGTACGCTTCGTATTGGGCAATAGATGCAGGAGCCATGTTAACTTCATTAGAATGATAGTCCGAGACAATGGCCATTGAGTCTGTTGCTGTTGACTTTAACTTGGGTATAAAAAACCCTTTCTGTTCACTCTTTTCCAAATCAAACCACCTTTTAATAATCCAGTGGTTCTTAGCCGGAGGATTAAGTAAAAGAATTATTGTAATATTCCCCTTAACAGTACGAAGTGAATCATCCAACTGCATGAAGTCTTCTTCCGGTATCTCATCAGCTTCTTCAATTATCACACAGTTGTAACTAGCTAACGACTTTAACTTGCTCTTTTGGTCACCTGAAGACTTCCTAAACCCTACGGCGTTAATACTATTCTCTCCATAAGTCAAAGACATTGTGCTTTCGTTTATCTTGACTTTATTGGTTAGTCCCGCCTCGTCTATTCTGTCAGTTATCTCTCTATAAATTGAATTACGGATGTCGCCTAGAATATAACGCATTGTGGCTGCTCTGAAGTATTCCGGGGCTATTAGTTTGGCTACTGCATATTGTGAAGCGACTGTTGAACGACCGGCACCACGACCCCCTAAAAGGATAAAATACCTAGGATGTTCTATGAATAAGGGTCTAAAAACTTCATTTACTTTCTGAATCATTTTTAAAGTCTGAAAAAACTATCGTATTCGTTTCTATCTTTTCGCCTAGTGAAGTAATATCTGTTTCGTTCTTATCTTTCCAATCAAAGTTATTCTTTGCATTAAATATAAGTCCAGGTGTGAAAGTGTGCTTTTCGTTCATTCTACTCTCAACATCTTCTTCAACTCTGTTTCTGGCTTCTTTTATAGTGAGCAGAAATTCGTCCTTATTTGCATAGTCAACCAGTGTTCTTCTACTCATTCCCAATCGTCTTGCAAGTCCACTCATTGTATAAGGTGCCGGAGAACTTATCATTATCTCTGTCTTCTTTGTATCATCCCAGATCTTAACGGCACGGTCTTCACACCATTGAAAATACTCGTCTATTATTATTTGCATATCTTCTGGTGTTTTATAAAAAGGAGGTCTACCTACTGGGTTTTTTGAAATCTTATCGGGCATACCCTAATATTATACTACATTTACTTTTGATACAAAATTATAGTTGCCGTTACTCCTAAAAAGAAACCTAATAAAAACATCATTTCTTTCCTGTTTGCTCCCCTAAGATTCCAGCCCCCAGTTCTTTAATTATTTTCCATAACCTTGCGTGCTTTGCCCTATAACCCTTTTGATATCCACGCTTAAAGGCTAGTTTTTGTGTTGCTTCTATGTCTAAAAATATATTCATATCCTAATCAATTATTGGGTGTTATTTATTATCCTCACCCCTAGCCTCTATCACATCTTTAGAATCTGCCCAACCCTTTATTGTCATCCATTCTTCTTTGCCACAACTTTCAATTGTAGGGATTGGTGCTTCACAAACTCTTACAAAACTACCATCGTATTTCCAAATATGTTTGTGTTGTTTCTTTTTCATTCTTAGTAAATCAGGGTGTTATCCATCAAAGCGTATATAATGATAAGGTCTAAGACAATTTGCACAATACTTTGGTATTTCTTTTCCCAACCAAAAAGGTGAAGTTTCATTTACTTGCCACGCACAATCACAATATTTTACTTTTTTATATTTAACTACTTTTGGTATTTTCATTTTCTCTCCTTATCCTCTATACTTCTTTAAATCCTGTTTTGTTCCCTTCCAGAGAATTTTTGCTTTCGGGCCACCCAGTAAGTACCAATTAGTTCCATCTGTTGTCCCCACAAGCCCCATCTTCCACAATTTGACTGCGGATTTGAATGGATAGCCTTTTTCTTTAACCTTTGAACAATACTTCCACTTCTTAATTCCTTTGTATAGAGAGCCGTTATAGGCCCTAACCGAGTCCCAAACCGAGGCCCCAACCGAGTCCCTAACCGAGGCCCTAACCGAGTCCCAAACCGAGGCCCCAACCGAGTCCCTAACCGAGGCCCAAACCGAGTCCCAAACCGAGTCCCAAACCGAGTCCCCAACCGAGTCCCTAACCGAGGCCCCAACCGAGTCCCTAACCGAGGCCCAAACCGAGGCCCCAACCGAGTCCCCAACCGAGTCCCTAACCGAGGCCCAAACCGAGTCCCCAACCGAGTCCCACTTCGCCAAGAGTTTAAGATGTCTTGTACTTATCTTTGGAGGTTTAATCCTAAAAGGATGGATGGGTTTAATTGCTTCTTTTAGATTGATTCTTGAATAAACTAATTTCTGCCACTTTTTACAAGCGTCATAACAAGGTTTCTCATAACTTTTATCTAACCAAGAGGGTGTAACCGCTTCGTCAATCTTAAATACCCACTTTTGTTTTGGGTTAAGATAATTGCCATCTTTGGGGTTGATTTCAATTCTTGCAAAAGTGTTTTCAGGAGGCATTACATCATCTTTTAACTCTTTGTCTTTTTTGACATACAAAGTCTGGAGTTCATCGTGAGAATCTACTCCTCCTTTCCAATATACTTTTTTACTTTTGGTTATTAAAATACTTACAGCCTTACACATTTTTATAATTTCTTATCCTTTCGTTATTAAAGACTTTAGTGGTGCGGGTAAACCTGTAATGTTGCCTTTCGGCCCTGCACAGGAACCCTCAGTAAATTACGTCAGGCCTGATAATTTTCTATTACCCGCACCCCAAAATCCTCAACTTACAATCCAAAATAATCCCCCTATTGACGTAATTATAAGTACAAATCCTAAGAAAATTGCTATTACATCATGGTCATCTTCGGCCGTGGCTATATTATAAAGCACTATTACAGAGAAAATTGCGAATGGTATGAAGCCGAGAAATTTAGGTATCATTTAAGTTTCAACTCACCTTCAAAGGCACCATACAGTTTAATTTTCCCATTATCCTCGTAAACAAACTCGTCAGTTGCATCTATTGTTTTACCGACTAATTCTGGATAACCAAAGGCTTTCTTAAAATGTATTTTGTAATCTTGTATTTTCATTTTAGTCTGTCAATTATAACTACAAGTAAAACTACTACTGCTATTATTATTATAAACAGGGGTGTCATTTTCGGTTGGTTA